ACATCATCATCGACGGCGATTATGCATACTTTGTACAACGTATCGGCATGATGGATCTGAAAAATATGGGCAAGAACCCTGAAAAGCGGGTCATCGAGATCAGCTACAGCGGCGACCTTGCTCAGCAATTTGGCAAGCGGAACCGCGATAAGGTCGAGGAGTTCGGTCCTGCGCTGTTTGGTCATACCATCTCCCAAGTGCAGGCCACCAAAACGAACTGGAACCTCGACAACGGCATGGGCGGCATGATCTCCGTTGGTATCGGCGGCTCCATCACCGGCTATGGCGCAGACCTGCTTATCGTCGATGACCCCATCAAGAACCGCGCCGAGGCTGAATCTGCCACCTACCGCGATAAGCTGTGGGACGAGTACCAGTCCACGGTGAGTACCCGACTGCACGCAGGCGGCGCTGTTATCATCATCCTTACCCGCTGGCACGAAGATGACCTTGCCGCCCGGCTCCTGAACCCGGAGTACGGCAAGGTTGAGGACTGGGACATTATCTCGCTCCCGGCCATCTGCGAAGACCCGGCTACCGACCCTCTGGGCCGTGAGCTAGGCGAGGCGCTGTGGCCTGCGGGCGGCTACGACGAAGCATGGGCTGCACAACAGAAAGAGACCGTCGGTACATACGCATGGTCTTCTCTGTATATGCAGACCCCCACACCAAGCTCCGGCGGTATGTTCAAGAGAGAGTGGTGGAAACGCTGGGCGGCGCTGCCGTCCGGCCTGCATGACTTCATCCAGTCGTGGGACTGCACCTTCAAGGACAAGGACGGCTCGGACTTCGTTGTCGGGCAGGTCTGGGCAAGGAAAGGCGCAGACCGCTATCTGCTCGATCAGGTGCGTGGCCGCATGAGCTTCACAGAAACGCTGGATGCCATGCGCGGGCTTTCCTCCAAGTGGCCCCAGACCACAAGAAAGCTGGTCGAGGACAAGGCCAACGGCACGGCGGTCATCGACGTTCTGAAGAAAGAAATCCCCGGAATCATCCCGGTGGAGCCGTTTGGCGGCAAGGTGGTCCGCGCCCATGCGACCACCGCGGTGGCTGAAGCTGGAAACGTCTACATTCCAGCGGCATCTGCCTGCCCGTGGGTGATGGACTTTGTGGAAGAAATGGCCGCGTTCCCAAGCGGTGCGCACGATGACCAAGTTGACTGCTATTCGCAGGCGAACGCCTACTACAACGACAACACGTTTGATATTCGTTCGCTGATAACGTAAGAAAAGAGGTGAATGCAATGCTGATTATTTTCTCGGTCAATGACCAGAAAATCACCCATGACCTGAAAGGCCAACTTGTCGCAGGCAGCGTAGACATTGTGCAGGCTGCGTTCAAATTTGACAGCTCGTGGGATGAACTGGACAAGATCGTCGTCTTCACGAGCAGCGCTTGTCCCAAGCCCGTCCCGGTGCAGTTTGCCGATGAGGCGTTCTACATCCCGAAGGATGTGCTGAAGCCCGGCAAGCTCTACGTTTCCGTGGTCGGTTTCGGGCTGGACGGCAGGAAGAAAACTACGCAGAAGTGGGACATCATGCAGGCTATCACCGTTCAGAAGTGCGGCGATGGCGGCGATTGTGACCTGCTGCGATATTTGGCACAAGGTCAGGTCGCCGACGGGAAAGTCGCAAAGGACGAAGAAGTCAAAGATATGCTGGACACTGTGTTTGGCAAATCGGAAGCTCCCAAACCAGACCCCGGTGGCTCGGACTCCAATGACAAGAACGTCAGTGAGGACGATGTCGCCACTGATAAGGACGTGACCGATATGCTCGACAAAGTATTCGGTTGATGTCCTCTCGCCCTCGAAAGAGGGCCTTAATTTGTCATAGCGGTATGGAAACTGCTGTGAAATAAATTTTGGAGGTATGCAAATGCCCGTATCCGCAAGCAAACTTGTAACCCTCGCTCAGTTACAGGCGCAGGCGGAGAGAGTGAAGCAGGAGCTGGCGAAGTACACGCTGGAATCCGAGCTTGGCTCCCTCGCCAAGAAGAGCGAAATTTCGGAAGCTGATCTCTCGGCTGCTCTGAAGTCCGTTATTGACGGAAAGATGGATGCAGCAGACAGTATGACGACCAAGGCAATCAACAGTGCCATCGCCACCGCCATTGCAAAGTCTGCTCATGCACGCTTCGAGAAAGTTGAGAAGGTTCCTTCCAACGATGAGGCGCAGGATAATGTGCTGTATCTGGTGATGAATGCTGCCACCGGGTACTACGACATTTACGCTAAGGTCGGTGAGGAAGTCGTCCGTCTGGATGATACCACCGTTGACCTGAGCAACTATGCGACCATCGAACAGCTGAATGCCGTTTCTGGCGGCATTGGCGGCACGGTGTATGCAGGCACGAAGGAAGACCTGTCTGCATCCGATGATTCGGTTATCGCCGCGTATTTCAAGGCGCACACCGACGTGGCCGTCAAGAAGGGCGATGTCTTCGTGGTCACGACAACCGTTGGCAACTCTACCTACGAGAAGTCCGCCTACTTCTACGACGGCAAGGCGTGGGTCGCCATGACCGGCAACGTCGATGCTGATAAGGTCATCCTGCGGGATAACATCACGTTGGCCGGTGGCTATACGCAGGTGGGCAACCTGACCAAGAGCCAGAACGGCACGTCAATCTTCTCCACCAAGGGCAAGAGTGTTATGGATGCGCTGACCGAAATCTTCAGCAAGCGCCTCCAGCCCACCATCACCGCCCAGCCGTCCATCGGTACGTTTACCCTGACCGGTGCTGGTGCAGTTGAGGCTGGCACCAAGGTAGCTTCTGCGGCCTACTCTGCTGCATCCCTGAATGCAGGTTCCTATCAGTACGGCCCGGCCACCGGCGTTACCGCCACCAACTGGAAGGTCGAGCGTATCACCAATGCGGCCACCACGCAGGTGGCTACTGCTGATGCAGCATCCCTGACCGCTGGCTCTGATAACGCCGGTGGCGCGGGCTTCATCATCGGCGATGCAGGCGGCGATAATGCCGTGTCCAGCCTGAAGTACCGCGTCACCGCCACCCACGGCGCAGGTGTGACCGCAAAGGATAATCTCGGCGCGGCATCCAGCCCTGTCGTGGCCATTGCGGCCGGCACTAAGACCAAGGACACCGGATCCTACAGCCCGTTCCGTAATGTGTTCTATGGCACGTCTACCGGCAAGCCTGCTCTGGACAGTGCGGCCATCCGCGCACTGGGCAAAACCGGCAAGGCGTACGCAGCCGGTACGCTGACCCTGAATGTTCCTGCCGGTACGCAGCGTGTGGCCATCGCCTGCATTGCTACCGCAAAGGGAGTCACCAAGGTCATCAACGAAACCGCGATGAACGCGGATGTCACCAGCACCTTCACCAAGTCTACCGTGTCCGTCGAGGGCGCAAATGGCTATGCGGCGAAGGATTACAATGTCTGGGTCTTTGAGCCTGCCGTTGCCTATGGCAATGCCGCAGTCCTCAAGGTTACGCTGGGCTAAGAGGGGAGGAACTGAACATGGCTGTGAACAATACCGCAAAGACCTACTCCAACATGGAGTTCCCCCTGAGCATGAAGCGTCAGGACGCTTTTTCTCTTGACCCTACCTGCGTGTGGCCGTCTATGGCTGACGCGCAGAACTATGCGAAGACGAACCCGACCGCCTACATCGGTCAGGTCCTCTCCGTGGTCGTGGACGGGGTTGCCACCTCGTACACCATCCAGAACGCCGCCGGTGATCTCGCCCCGCTGGGCGCTGCGGCGGTTGACATCGCAACCGATTCTGAGGTGAGCGAAATGCTGAGTGAAGTATTTTCCACCGATAACGCCTGATAAAGATATGGAGGAATAACGATATGGCATACAATGAGGAAAAGCTGGCCCGCCTGAAGCACCTGAAGCAGCTCGCACAGAAAGCTAAGGCCGAGAGCGACGCTGTTGCTACTCGTGTTAAGGCTCTGGAAGATGCTGGCGCACAGGCCAACGTGCTGGAGACCATTAAGGTCAACGGCGTGGTGCAGAACATCGAGGATAAGGCTGTGGACATCAAGGTTCCCGGCTACACTGTGGAGAAGTCTGAGAAGTCCGGCGACTATGCTGCTGTCTACCAGCTCATGAAGGATGGCGTTGCCGTTGGCGCGGCTATCAACATTCCGAAGGATATGGTGGTTAAGTCTGGCTCTGTTGTGACCAACCCCACCGGCCAGCCCAAAGGCACTTATATCAAGCTGGTTCTGGCAAATGCCACCAACGACACCCTGTACATTGATGTCGGCGGCCTGATCGAGTACGTTACCTCCGGCTCTGCTGCGGGTGATATGGTTGTCATCGCCATTGATGAGCAGACTCATAAGGTCACCGCATCTATCACCGACGGCGCAATCACTAAGGCAAAGCTGGAGACCGAGGTGCAGACCGCCCTGAACAAGGCCCATGAGCACGCCAACAAGGCACTGCTGGACACCTACGACCAGACTAACGCCAACATCAAGGATGCCGTCAGCAAGAAGCACTCTCACGCCAATGCGGCCGAGCTGGACAAGATTGCTACCGGCGATAAGGAAAAGTGGGACGCCACCTCCGCCAAGGTTGAAGGTATTGCTGAGGGTGCTACCAAGGTCGAGGCCAGCACCACCGAAGGCAATATTAAGATCAATGGCGTGGAGACCGCGGTCGTTACCATCGCCACCGACGCTGAGGTCACTGAGATGCTGACCGAGGTCTTTGGCGCAACCGCCTGATAACCCATAAGTAAGAATGCAGCGGCAGGGAAAAGAAGAACCCTGCCGCTGTTATTTTTTAGAAAGGAAAGCGAACATGAGCGACAAACTCAACACGCTTGAAGCGCTTAGGCTTGCTTCTCTGAAGGCAAAGGGTTACACGGCAGAACAGATTGCAGCGTTGTCTTCTGCGATGGAAGACATCATCAAGGACATCAACGATTCCCTGAAGACCTGCGAAGATCATGTACAGTCGGCTCATGCTCCTGCCAATGCGGAAGAAAACGTCATCGTTAGCATCCAGAGGAATGGGCAGGCTATCCCTCCAGACAACAAAGTCGTGAACATCGAGGTTCCGACCAAGACCTCTGCGCTGGAGAACGACTCCGGCTATGCTACGGCGGATGAAGTTCAGGAAAAGGTCAACGGGGCCGGGCATCTGAAAGCCGTCCCTGTCGATGCTCTCCCTGCGCCCAGTGAGGCCAACGCTGACACCATTTATTTCCTTCGTAAGAACAACAGTGAAGCTGGGAAGCAGTACAGAGCGTACAAGCTCATCCACGGCATCTTTGAGATCGTCGGCTCTGCCGAGGTCGATCTCACAGGCTATGTTCAGCAGAAAACAGTGGAAAAGGCTGATGATAGCGTCATCAAGAGCATCTACAGCAGCATGATCTCGCCTGCCGAAAAGTATCTGGGAAGCGGGAACCTTTTGCTGTTCTGGACGATGCTGAAGGAACTGCTCAACGGTCATGAGTCCAACATCAATGATCTGCTGGCCCGCGTGAAGCTGCTGGAGCTGATTCTCAGCGCCGATGTTACCGGCAATCCGTACTACGTCACCTTTAACACCCTGACAGATGTTGTCGTGTCCAGCGGTATCTGGAATGAGGCCGATGGACGCATTGAGTTTTAACAGGAAGGAGGGAGCGCAATGCACATACCTGAAGATGAGGCCGAACGTCGGCGCTTAAATGAGCGGGGACGCGAAATCCTGCGGCGAAAGAACGGCGCTGTGCGTCCGCATCGTGAGGATGGCTATGTGAACCTCCTGAACAAGTACGGAACCAAGCAGGATAACTCCGAGGCGTACAAGTTTGAGCGGGAGCCGGTCATTCCTGATATGCAGCTCACTGGGCTGTATGAGGGAAACGGTCTGTTCTCCAAAATCATTGATACGCCTGCCGAGGAAGCGCTGAAACATGGCTTCGACCTGAACCTGAAAAGCGATGAGGTGAATGCCTTTGTGGAAGATGCTCTGGATGATCTCGAATGGGAGGAGAAGGCCGCCACCGCCATCAAGTGGGCGCGACTCTACGGCGGCGCTCTTATCGTCATGCTGATCGACGATGGGCGCGGGCTGGAAGAGCCTGTTGACTGGGAACATATCCGCAGCATTGATGAGCTGCGCGTCTATGAGCGCTCCATCGTGCAGCCCGACTACGCCAGCCTGTACCAGCAGGATTACGGCGGGAAGGGCGTTGGGAACCGGGTGTCCAAGTTCGGACAGCCGGAATATTACTATGTTTCCAGCATCTACGGTTCCTTCAAGGTTCATGAGAGCCGCTGTCTGGTGTTCCGCAATGGCGTTCTGCCGGAGCAGACCTCCAATGCAACCTACCTGTTCTGGGGGATGCCGGAGTACGTCCGCATCCGCCGGGCGCTGCGGGAAACCGTGACTGCCCACACCGACAGCGTGAAGCTGCTGGAGCGGAGCGTGCAGGCTATCTACAGCATGAAGGGTCTTGCTTCTCTGCTGACCACGGATGACGGCGAGAACCAAGTGCTGAAGCGCCTACAGCTTGTAGACACTTCCCGTGGTCTGCTGAACAGCATCGCCATTGACTCCGAGGGAGAGCAGTACGACTTCAAGACGTTCCAGTTTTCCGGTGTCAAGGATGTCATCGACGCGACCTGTAATATGCTGTCCGCGCTGACGAACATCCCCCAGACGATTCTGTTTGGCCGTTCACCGGCCGGCATGAACGCTACTGGCGACAGCGACTTCGAGAGCTATTACAACTTTGTGGAGAAGATTCAGCGCTTGATGCTGAAGCGTAACCTCCGCACACTGCTGGACGTTGTGTTCCGGGCGGGCATCGCTTCAGGCGATGTGGCCGAGGCACCCGACTACAAGCTGGAGTTCAAGCCCCTGTGGAGCCTGAGCGACACAGAGCAGGCCACGGTTGACCAGACCAAGGCTCAGACCGCTCTGGTCAAGGCCCAGACTGCGCAGGCATACGTCGATATGCAGGCGCTCGACCCCACCGAGGTGCGCCGCCGCCTTGCGTCCGATGAGGAGTTTGATGTCGAAGACATCATCTCCGAGGATGACGAGGATGATCTGTTGCAGTCGTTGCTAGGTACTGAGCCGAGCGCCATGAGCGACGTGGAAGCCGCCCGGAAGAACCTTGAGCAGGGGCAGGCTCCGGGCGGCGAGGAACAGAGCGCTACCGTAGCACCTACGGCCACTCCGCCGACCACCAATGCCGATGCCGCCGAAGACGAAAACTGGGTGACCATCAACGGAACTCATGTTCTTATTGACGAGAATGGTGTTGCGCAGGGTGGAGGAAAGCTCAAAGGTATGAACTTCAAAGATGCCAAGTCGCAAAAAGGACACTCGTCAGAAACGAAAAGCACGGCATTCTCTCCTGCGACGAAGGGACTTGATGAAAGCTATACCGGAAGTTTGGACGCAGCTAGAAAATTCAACAAGCAACTTTACGAATCACACCCGGAAGCGTTTGGCTCTGAGGATGTATTTGATGAAAATTGTCGAGCTGCATATGACAAACGCTTCGGTTCAGTGAAATTTCTATATGAAAATGCTGAGGGCGAAGAAAAAAATCTTTATAAAAAAGTTTCGTTTGAAGAATGGGAAAAAATGGACTATGAGAATCAAGTTCATTCCTATGTCGATTATGACGACTTCAAAAAATCTTATACAGATTATTATAACGAGTATGCAGAAAAAGGCAGTGTTGTTGATGGTTTGAACATTTACCATAATGGAGCGGCCAAAACCGGATACGGAAAAGCTAAAGGCGCTCGAAAAGAGCTGGACGAGAAGTATGGCTTAAGCAAGTTTATTGATGATAACCCGGACATACATTATAGCGGCGGAACACTTTATCGTGGAGTAAAGTCAAACGCTTCTCAGGTCAAACAGATTCAGAAAGCGCTTGAATCCGGCGGAACAATAGATATGCGTGGGTGTAGCAGTTGGACAACGCAAGAATATATTGCCAAAGATTTTTGCGATAACTCTCTCAAAGGCAGTGCTTCTGCGAAGCATGTCGTATTCATTGAGGAAGGAAACAAGGAACGAAATGCTATGCCGTATCCTTATTCTAGCACGGGGTTCATGATTCAAAATGAAGTACTGTACAGCGGAACCGCAAAATTCAAGCCAGTAAAAGCTGAAGAAAAGGATGGAACTATGTATGTCTACGTTGAGTCGGAATAACAATTTGGTCCAGAGATGGCTTGATGATGACGATGGTTTCGAGGTGATTGGAGTCTCAGCACAAGAAGATGCAGATACAAGTTGTGGTGTCGGCGTTCTTGTTGTGCAGGACGGACGCTTCCTCTGCGGTACTCGCCTGAACGGCGGCTCCATTGGCGGGCCGGGCGGGCACATCGAAGCAGGGGAGTCCCCTGAAGATGCAGCCATCAGGGAAACGCAGGAGGAGTTCGGCATCAAGCCGAAAGGCCTCATCCCGGTTGCTTTCCTGAGCGACCTGAAAGACCCGTACTGCCCGTCCCACGTTTTCCTCTGCACAGACTTTGACGGCAACATCAAGTGTGCCGACGGCGAGATGACCTCACCGGGGTTCATCACCGCCGAAAAGGTGGCCGAGCTGTCCACTCAGAATCCGGAACGTCTGTTCCCGCCGTTTGCCCAGAGCATCGCCGCGTTGCTCGACGTTTTATCGTCAGATCCCGGTTTGACATCGGATGCACAAAATGCTAAGATGAAAGATAGGATAGACTTCAACGAAGCCGACCACCCACGGGATGAAAACGGGCAGTTCGCAGAGGGCGAGGGTAGCAGCTCTGGCTCCACCGAAAGCGGGCCTGCGGTATCTCCCGCAGGCGAAAATGCTTCGTGCAAAGGGTTTGCAGACCCCGAAAAGAAAACCGTTCATTTCACCAAGCATGGCGCTGAGTTCGGATTCTCGACAGAAGATGAATACGAAGCGGCTGCGGATAAATTCTTGCAGCAACCATGCGGAGGCGATGTGATTGGCTATAGCACTCCCAAAGGCAAAATCGTCCGTTTCAACGTAAAGACAACGGAATACGCCTCTGGATTTCCGGGCCAGAACATCTGCACCTACATGAAGCCCAAATGCGGTAGCGGTGGTGTCGCCAAGCCTGACACGGCGATGGCCTACTACAACAAGTTCAAGGAAAAGGACGGTGTGTAAGATGTCTACGGTCAAATCTGGTGAAAGCTATATCTGCCCGGTCTGTGGCAAATATACGTTTGAAAGCGCAGGCGAGTTTGACATTTGCCCGGTGTGCAACTGGGAAGATGATCTCGTCCAGCTTGATGACCCGGATGAAGAGGACTGTGCCAACCACATGAGCCTGAACCAAGCCCGCGAGGCATGGAAGAACGGGCAGAAGGTGGAGTGATTGCAATGTATAACTTCATTGCAATCTACCGCATCCTGAGTTATCTGGAACAGGCGCTGGACTATGACGAACCTGATATGTCGCAGATTTCATCAAGCGCTCTGGGGCTGTCGGCCAACAGATGGCTTGCGCTCCTGCGGTTGCTGGAGGATGCCGAATATATCGAGGTCTTCGGCCACAGAACGAGGATAACCCTTCGTGGACTGGAGTATCTACAACAGAATAGCCTGATGCAGCGAGCCGTAAGCCTCATGTGAGGTTTGCGGCTTTTCTGCTGTGTAAGAGCGACGGGAAACCACCGCTCTTTTTCTTTGCCCGAATTTCCCATCTCAAAAACGGAACGGAGAAAGAGCATGAACAAGGTTACGATTTACAGATATGACGAAAACAAACCCGTGCGCACCCTGAACCTGAACGGCGAACCGTGGTTCGTTCTGCGGGATGTGTGCGAAGTCTTAGGGCTGGGCAACAGCCGCATGGTTGCGGACCGTCTGGACGAGGATGAGAAGGGGGTAAGTCAGATTGACACCCTTGGCGGCGTGCAGAATGCCACCATCATCAGCGAGTCCGGCCTGTACAACGTCATCCTGCGCAGCGATAAGCCGGAGGCCAAACCCTTCCGCAAGTGGGTCACGGCCGTGGTGCTGCCCAGCATCCGCAAGAACGGCGGCTACATTGCCGGGCAGGAGGAGCTTTCCCCACAGGAGCTTATGGCAAAGGCCCTGCTGGTCGCGCAGAAGACCCTGACTGACCGCGATGCCCGCATCAAGGAGCTGACGGCGCAGAACCAGATCATGCAGCCGAAGGCCGAGTATTTTGACGAGCTGGTGGCCCGGAACCTGCTGACCAACTTCCGCGAAACTGCCAAGGAGCTGGGCATCAAGGAGAAGGACTTCATCGGCTGGCTGCTCGACCACAAGTATGTCTACCGCGACCAGAAGAACAAGCTGATGCCGTATGCGGCAAAGAACAACGGCCTGTTCGAGGTGAAAGAGGGCAAGGGCCGACACAACGACTGGGCGGGCACCCAGACGCTCATCACCCCGAAGGGCCGTGAAACCTTCCGTCTGCTGTGCAAGGAACCGCATACTTTACCGCAGTTCACCGCATTGTAAACCGGCATCAATATGATCGTAAACCAGAAAGCAACCGCTTTTCCACCGCAATCACCGAAATGGTCGGAAATCTCAGGACGTAAAATTGGCCGTTTTTAGAATATATCCACTCGCTTTTGGATATTTATGCAAAAATGGTCAAAAATCCGCCGGAGCGTCCACCGGACAATCCTGCGGAGCGTCCAGACATAACCGTACCTCACCAAACCAAACCGTAACTTGTTGTCAAATTTTCACTTCGTTCAAATTTGCCAACGGGGCGGGCGCGGGGCATGGCGCACGGCAGGCAATTTTCGCAACCAGCGAAAATACGGCTCTCCATCGCTTTTCAAACCCCGGACACAAAATTATCCACCAACAACCTTTGGGACGTTTCTCGCCACTCATCAGAAGTTCTCAGAGGACATTAAGCCATAAACTCAACTGCGGCGGTGCAAACCACCGCTTTTTTGCTGTTCAAGACCGGAAAAGGAGGCGAAAACAGTGAATGATACCGTCCACGGACACATGGTACAGGACCTGCTCCGCCACCGATTCGGCAGTCATGAATGTCTGATATGCAAATATTCACCAAAGTACCCTGTGCAGGCAGAGCGAGAGTTCCAGCGGGTCACAAATGCGTACATCCGCATTCTGAACGAACTGCTGAAAGAGAGCCTGCCGGAGATTAGGGATGCCGCGCGGGCCGAGAAAGAAGGTCAGCGCTACGATGATGCTTCAGATCTGATTGCCAAGGTCAAGACCGTCTTCTCCAAGATGGCCGTGGAGCTGGAACGTCGGACTTCGATGTTCAGCCTGCGCAGCAAGATCGAGTCTATGGCAAGGCTCACCCGGAAGTTGAGCATCCGTGAGTGGAAGAAAGCCGTCAAGTCCACGCTGGGCATCGACCTGATGGATGACTACTACACCGGCGAGATGTACCGGGTAATGATGGAGCACTGGGTCGAGGACAACGTAGCGCTCATCAAGACCATCCCGCAGGAGAGTCTGGGGCGTATGCGCCAGATCGTGCTGGAGGGCTACCGGAACGGCGAAACCACAACGTCCATCGTCAAGCAGATTCAGCGGACGTACAGCGTAGACCGGCGGCACGCTCAACTGCTTGCCCGTGACCAGATTGCAAAACTGAACGGCGACATTACCCAGCAGCAACAGCAGGATGCAGGCGTGGTGGAGTACGTTTGGTCCACATCCGGCGATAGCCGCGTCCGCCCCAGCCACGCTGCGCTGAACCACAAGAGGTTCCGCTGGGATGACCCGCCGGTGGTCGATGCAAAGACTGGCAGGCGCTGCCACCCGGGCATGGACTATCAGTGCCGCTGTTGCGCACTGCCTGTCTTCAACATCAAAACCGTAGACCTGCCGGTCACGAAAGGGGGCGATGGCCGTGGATGAAACCATCCTCTAAGACCTGAGAAGGGAGTTGTTCAACATGGGAACTGAAACGAAAGTTCAGCGCTTCGACAGCCTGCCGCTGGATGCCACCTATTTCACGGATGAGGGCTATCTTGTAGACCACCCCATCGTGACATCGGTTGGCATTTTTGTTTATCACAACCCGGACGGTTCCGAACGCCGGGAGCTGCGGTTGCCTGAAGAAGTTTTCGCTGAAAAGAGCCTTGCATCCTATAAGGGAAAGCCCATCATCGTAACACATGATGCTGGCTACGTTGACACAGACAACGTGAAAGAGGAGGGCATCGGCACAATTTTGTCGGAGGGCTACCGGGACGGCGATGATGTCCGAGCAGAAATCATCATCCACGACACCGACAGCCTGAGGAAGTACAAAATGCGGGAGCTGTCCTGCGGCTACAACCTGCGTCTGGACGAAACGCCCGGGGTCTGGGAGGGGCAACCCTACGATGCCATTCAGCGGGACATCGAAATCAACCATCTTGCCCTTGTCGATAAGGCGAGGGCTGGTGAACAGGCCCGGCTCAACATTGATGGGCAGGGCCGCAACTGCATGAAAGGAGAAAAACTGAACATGGAAAACACCACCAAGAGAACCGACGGTGCGCCCACCCCGGAGGAGCTGGCCGCTGCTGTGGAGGCGTTCAAGAAACGCCGTGCAGAGCGTTCTGGCGCTGCGACCGATGGCGGCGCTGCCGCAGAGCCGCCCGCTGCACCGGGCGTTGCCGACAATGACCCCGCTGCTGCTCAGGATAAGCCTGATGCCGTGCAGATGGTCAAGGACCGCCGTGACCGCCGCGATTCTGAAGGTGACCCCGCCGATATGCCCGGCGCAATGGGTGTGATCGCACAGCAGGATGAGGACATCGACACTCTGCTGGGCGTTATCGACGTTCTGAAGGCCGCTGGCACGACCACTGACGGCGCTGAGGGCGGCTGCGGCAACACTCAGACCGACGGCGACGGCGAGGGCGCTGAAGGCAACGCTGATAAAGGCGGCGACACCGCACAGGATAAGAAAGACCGCGCAGATTCCGCCAATGACTTCCGTGAGCTGCTGCGCGTTGTCCGTGTCGGCGACCGCCTGAACATGGATGGTCTGGAGGCAATGAGCGTCAAGGATGCCAAGAAGGCCGTTCTGGGCAAGCTGAAGCCTACCCTGCATCTGGACGGCAAGAGCGCTGCCTATGTCAACGCAGCGTTCGATATGGCCGTTTCCGAGATGAAGGAGCGCAAGGACACCAACTACCAGCGCAGCCAGATGATGCACGGCGATGGCAAGCCTCCCGTGAAGCAGACTGGCTCCGCTTCCGAGGCCCGCCAGCGCATGATCGACCGCAGAATGAAGAAGGAGGAAAAGTAAGATGGGTGTTCAGAAAACCTACGGTTATGCAACCAGCAAGGGCGTTGCAGGTGGCATCTACGATATGTTCCACTACCCGGTGGACTCCCGTTTCAATGAGGAGACGACCGGCAAGCTGCATTTCGGTGTTGGTGTTGTCACCGGCAAGGTCCCGGGCAGCAGCGTTGCGCTTCCGACCAGCGCAAGCACTGCTGATAACTTCGAGGGTGTTGTCATCAACGGTTTCGACCGCCAGCAGGATTTGGAGGGGAAGCTCTACGTCCTGAACAACCAGAACGTCGGTGTCATGCGCCGTGGCCGCGTTTGGGTACGTCTGACGACCGGCGCTGCACCCGCCTATGGTGATGCCCTGCACATGATCGTGGAAGGCGATGAGGCAGGCTGCTTCGCAAAGGAGGGCGGTATCGCAATTCCCGGTCGCTTCATCGGTGCGGCCAGCAATGGCGTTGCGCCGGTGGAGCTGTACGGCGTTTCTGCCGCCATCGGTGCTGACGGTCACGCTGCATCCACCGATGATGCCAAGCCTACTGTCTGAGAGAAGGAGGACAAAATCAGATGAACACTAACCAGAAATCCATGAGATACGACCAGAACGACTACAACGCTCTGCTGCACTCCGAGATTCCGGCCGCTCTGGTCGAAATTCCGCAGATGAACTTTGATGATGCCAGCGATGCCTCCGTGTTCTTCGCCCGCGAGCTGGATTACGTCAAGTCTCAGTCCTACGATGTGGAGTACCCGGAGTTCACCGCGCTGAAGCTGTTCCCGATGTCCAGCGAAATCAACCCCGGTGCCGAGACCGTCACCTACTACAGCTACGATAAGACCGGCATGGCGAAGATTATCAGTAACTACGCCACCGACCTGCCCCGTGCTGATGTGAAGGGCAAGCCCACCACCGCCATCATCAAGTCTCTGGGTGACAGCTACGGCTACTCCGTTCAGGAAATGCGTGCCTCTGCTATGGCAGGCAAGTCGCTGGATGCCCGCAAGGCAGAGTCCGCCCGCTACCAGATCGACTACCTGAACAACAAGATCGCGTGGAACGGCGATGAGGAAACCGGCCTGCGCGGCGTTCTGTCCAAGGACAACGATGTGCCGCTGTACGTCCCTGCGACCGGCGCAAAGGGTTCTACCAAGTGGGCAGACAAGACCGAGGATGAGATTCTGGCCGACATCACCGGTATGCTGAAGCAGGTCGCCCGCACCACCAAGAAGGTGGAGAAGCCGGACACTCTGGCGCTGCCGTCCGAGGCGTATATCGAGATTCAGAACCGCCGTATCGAAAGCACTGCGACCACCGTGCTGAAGTACGTTCAGGACAATATCAAGGATATTGCCCGTATCGTCTCCTGCCCGGAGCTGGACCCCGACAGTGTGGACACCAACCCCTATGCGGCAGAAAGCGATGGCAAGGGCGTTGCGCTGCTGTTCAAAAACGACCCCCGCAAGTTCACTATCGAGAACCCGCTGTCCTTCATGCAGTACCCGGTTCAGCCTGAAGGTCTGGAGATGGTCGTTCCCTGCGAGGCCCGCACCGCAGGCGCTATCATCTACTACCCCATGTCCATGCTGATTGCTACTGGCATCTGCTGATTCACCCGTGGAGCTGCCGTGTGTTTATGCGGCGGCTCCTATCTTTTTGTAAAGGAGCCATGATATGAAACTGAAGAATATCGGAAACAAAATCATCAGCATCGGCGCTACCGTGATCCTGCCGGGTGAAGCCAAGGAAGTCACCGGCTATGATGACAACGAGATCGTGAAGTTCTTCATCGGGCAGGGAAACCTGTCCGAGGTCAAGAGCCGCACTGCTGCGAAGGAGAAATAAGTCATGGAAGATGCCGTCAGAATTTTCAGGCTGGTTGCCACCGAGTTCGACGTGCTGAACGATGAGACCGTTGAGGCATGGCTGAACCTCACAGCGCCGCTCATCAGCAAGAAGGTGTTCGGGAAGCTGTATGACCAAGCCATCGCACTCCTGACGGCACATCGCCTGAAAATGGCCGGCTATGGCGACAACCAGTACGGAAGCGTAGGCGACGCTCTGCGCGTTGGAAGCTACACCGAGGGCGAAACGTCCGTCAGTTTCAACGTAAATCAGGGAACCACCCTGATGGCGGATGCTGAACTGGCGCTGACGCCTTACGGTCTGGAGTATCTGACGCTGCGGCGGTTGGTCGTGATCTCGATTCATTCTGCGGGTGAATGCCGGTGACCGGCGGGTGGGACCGGTTGACCCCAGAGGGGGAGAAGTTCTTCCGGCAAATTGATGAGCTTCAGGACAAGGAGGTCTTTGTAGGCTTCCAAGCGGGCAAGGTCGCGGATGACCGGGGCGTTGATATGGCGCAAATCGCCATGTGGAACGAACTGGGAACCTCGACAGCGCCCTCCCGGCCGTTCCTGCGCAAGAGCGTTGATGAGAACGCCGACCCCATCAACGCCATGTGCGCCCAGCAGCTAAAGTCCATTACTGCGGGCGGAACGGCCGAGCAAAGCCTGAAGCAAATCGGCGTGTTTGGCGTTAGTTTAGTTCAAGAGAAAATCGAGAGCGGCAGCTATGAACCGAACGCTCCCTCCACCATCCGCAGGAAAAAATCGGACAAGCCGCTGATTGATACCGGCAAGATGCGGCAGTCTGTCAAATACGTCATTCGCAAGAAGGGAAGTGGTTGATATGGGTCTGGGCATTTTCCGCAGAGCTTTTGTTGTGCGTCGCTTCGGAGAGGAGAACATTGTCGATGGCTATGGGGTTTCCGGGTATAAAGACTTCATTGCGTCCCTGAATGTTCAGCCGCTCTCCAAGGATGAGCTTCAGGCACTCCCGGAAGGTGAGAACACCGTAAAGCGCATGAAGGCTTTCGGCGATCTTGTTTTCCATACCGCAGACCGCTCTGTCGGCCGCAGAGCCGACTGGCTTTTCTATCAGGGGCGGATGGACCCGGAAGGACACTGGTATGAATGTGTCAGCTCGCTGGGGTGGGACCACACGATGGTGGGTCACTGCCGCAGCGAGTTTGTTCAGGTTTCAGCAGCAGAGGCCAACCGTATGCCGCGCCCTGAAATCCGAGCAGATGGGAAAGGTGGGTATTGCTGCGTATGACGCTTTCTGAACTGAAGAAGCTGCTTGTGCAGCTCACCCAAACGTACTTTGCTGAAGCAACCGTGACGTATGCCAAGCAGAGCTTTGTAGCAAAGCCCGGCAGTCCGCTGGTCACGCTGACCACCGGCTCCGTCAACCGGTCGAGAAACCCGCCGGTCAAAATCATTGAAGGCACACCGGTAGCCTTTTATCCTGCATCTGTTCCTGTGCAGATTGATCTGTTCACGCATGGCAGGCAGGAAGAAGTGGCACCGGGATTCACCCCCATTGCCGAAAACACGGCTGAAGATGATATGCTGGCCTTTGAAAGTTTCCTGAACTCCCCGTTCGTAACACAGTGGTGTCACCAGCATGACATTGCTATTGTCGTTCCTACGGCAGTTCAGGATTTGACCGATTTGGTGCATGATACCAACTACGAGTTCCGGGCAATGCTGGAAATCGCGGTTTATTTCACCATGACGGCCATCGGCATTACCGGAACGCTGGACATCGACAGCGTGAAGCATTCCGATGGCAAAGATGACATCCAAGCTGATGATGTCATCAACATTGAGCCGCAGGTTACTCCGACACCGAGCGGCGGAGGCAGCTCTGAAATGACCGCTTATGAGAGCGGCTATTTCACGAACGCCGAGATAAATAACAGACTCGTAAAGGAGGAAAAAGACACATGAGCAATAGCCTCGATAGGATTTGTACCGTTGACATTTCGCTGGCGTCCCCCATCTCCAACGATGCCAGCTTTGACAACATCCTGATTCTGGGTCCCGCTCCGGCAAACCCGACCGAAGATGTGCCCGCCATTGGCGTGTACAACAGTCTGGAGGAACTGACGGGGCTGGGTATCGTAGCCACCGGTGAACGCGCCGACCCTGTTGGCGTGGCCGCACGGGTGGCTTTTTCGCAGTCTCCCAGACCGCATGAGGTGTATGTCGCCTTTATGGGCGAAATCGTGGACAAGGAAAGCGATGACCCTGCATTACAGACCGTAAGCGCCGTTCTGGAGAATGCGCTGTCTGTCAACGGCTGGTACTGCATCTGCCCGGTCGGTCTGGAGGATGAAAAGGTCAAGGAAATCATCCAGTGGACCGAGACCCAGAACAAGCTGTGCGGCTACATCGACAAGGACCCGGATAACCCCATCGTGGATGCCGGCCTGTACCTGCGTAGCTTCCCGTTCTTCCCGAAGGAAACCGCAGATCAGTTGGAGAACGACATCCCGGCTGAGAACCTGTACGGCATGGCTGTAGCTGCGGCCGTCAAGGCGATGAACTACCACGCCGGTCAGGAAACGTGGGCACTGATGCCGCTTGCGGCCGTTTCTCCTGCAAAGCTGACCAGCACGTTTATCAAGAAACTGGAGGCTGCAAATTTCAACTACGTCATTACCGTGGCATCCAAGAACATCACGCAGGGCGGCAAGACCGGCGGCGGTGAGTGGATTGATGTTATCCGCTTCCGCGACTGGCTCCAGAACGATATGCAGGTTCGTGTCGTGAACCTGCTCATCGTCAACCCGAAGATTCCCTACACCGACAACGGCATCGGCCTTGTTGAGAACCAGATGCTTGCATCCCTGAAGGACGGCCAGAAGTACGGCGGCATCACTCCTACGGAGTACGATGCAGACGGCAATGCTATTCCGGGTTACACCACGTCCGTGCCGCTGGCAGCAGACCTGACCAGCACCCAGAAGGCATCCCGCATCCTGAAGGACTGCAAGTTCTCTGCCCGCATTGCTGGTGCTATCCATGTGGTAGAAATCAAGGGTTGCCTGACCTACGAGAACCTGTAAGGGAGGGAAAGTAAATGTCCAGCAAGATCAAGACCTACAACCCGAAGGAAGTTATCGTCACCTGCGGTACGCACATTGTCACCGGCTATGCAGATGACAGCTTCATCAGCATTGAGCCGAACGGCGACGGTATCACCAAAAAGACCGGCTGTGACGGCGAAATTGCCCGTTCGATTTCGCCGGATAACACCTACAAGGTCAAGCTCACCCTGTTGCAGACCAGCGACAGCAACTCGTACTTCTCCGGTATGGTCAATCTCGACCGCGACACCGGCAACGGTCTGTTCCCGATTCTGATCAAGGACCTGAAGGGCGGTCTGGTGTTCAGTACGGAAGCTGCGTGGTGTGTGAAGAAAGCTCCCGTCACTCGCGGCAAAGAGACCAACAACCGTGAGTGGGAGCTTGACACCGGCGATGCCACCATGAACGAGTAAGGAGGACACCGATGAATAACCTGAAGCAGCTCGAAACCCGCGAAGTCACCGTGGGCGAGAACATTTTCTACATCCGGCCGCTCCCGGCGTTCAAAGCAGCGAACATGACCGGAGAGCTGGCAGCACTCGTCCTGCCGCTCGTTTCCGGCCTTGCGCCGCTGCTGTCTGCGGTGGACCTGGAGAAAGAGGACAATGGCCTGCTCGACATCAAGGTTGAGGATGCGGCTCCTACGATTGCGGGGGCCTTTTCTTCGCTTGATGGCGATAAGGTTGAGCAGATTCTGAAGCACCTGCTGATCGCGGGCAGCAACATCTCGGTGGAACAGCCGGGCGAAAAGGTGCGCCTGCTTACGGAAGACCTTGCCAATGAAGTGTTCTGCACCGATGTGCAGGATATGTTCATTTTGGCCTTTGAGGTCATCCGCACCAACTACAACGGTTTTTTCAAGAAGCTCGGCGACCGATTTGGCAAAGTCGCCGAGTGGGCGGAGAAGACTCTGAAGAAGGCACGGAGCGCTACGGCGACCTCGACCTCAGCGACTTCACAGAGCTTGAGCTGAGAATGTATATCCTCATCAAGGCCCGGCTTGCGTCCATGTGGGAGCTGAAGAACTGCTACACGCTGGACGAAGCTCTGAAGCTCTATGCACTGTACCGCATGGAGCAGGATGTGGAGGCCGGCCGGGTAGAGGATATGGCTAAGGAGGTGAGCTGACCAGCATGACCATAAGAGACATCGGCATTCTGTTTGGCTACAAGGTCGATGAATCCTCCGAGCGAAAGGTAGAAGGCAGCATCAAATCGCTGAAGTCGATGGCCTCCAAGGTCCTCGGCGCGGTCGGCATCACGCTGTCCGTGGCCGGTATCAAAAAAGCCATTGACGGCTGCGTAGAAGTTGCATCCTCCGTTGAGGAAATGGAGAACAAGTTCAACGTGGTCTTCGGCGATATGCGGGATGATGTTGATAAATGGGCGCAGGATTACTCCGATGCCATCGGCCGCAACAAAAACGACATCAAGACGTACCTTGCCGACCAGCAGAACCTGTTGGTCGGTTTTGGCATGACCCGCCAAGCCGGTGCCGAAATGGCCGAGCAGATGACATCGCTGGCGCTCGACCTTGCCTCTTTTGGCAATATGGACGAAACAACGTCCGTAAATGCCATGACGAAAGCCGTCATGGGCGAGTCCGAAGCGGCCAAGACGCTGGGCGCAGTGCTTAACGACAGCACCAGAGCGCAGGCGATGGCTACGCTGGGCCTGAAGGGAACCTACGATAAGCTGGACCAGCTCACGAAGATGCAGGTCAACTATCAGGCTATCCTCCAGCAAAGCCCGGACGCCATTGGTGATTGCAAGCGCAGTCTCGACAGCTACGAAAGCACCAAGAAGCGCTACATCGCCAAGCTGAAGGAAATCAAGACGATCGTCGGCCAGTTCTTCCTGCCGACCTATCAGAAGATTCTGAGCATTGGCGCGAAGGGGCTGACGATGGTTCGCGACTGGCTCCAGAAGCTCACCGACCTTACGGATAAGCTGGGCGGCTCGCAGCGCGTTATATCGGTCCTGATAGGCGCACTGACCGCCCTGTTTGTAGCCATGAATCTCAAGAAGATTGGACTGGTCATAAGCGGCTTTACGAAGCTGGCGCGGGCAATAGGGCTGGGCCACGGGAAGGCACTGGCCTTCTTTGCTGTTTTTCTGCTGCTGGCTCTCGTGATCGAGGACTTCATCTCGTTCATGAGGGGCGACAACAGCCTGCTCGGAACCATGCTCGAACGAGCTGGCATAGACTGCGAAAAGCTACGCCAGAACATCATCGGAGTATGGACGAATATCAAGCAGGCCATCGGGTACATCGGAGAGGGAATCCGCAACGTGGTTGTCCCCATATTTGAGGGCATCCGAACGGCGGCGGTGGTAGCGTTCGAGAAGATTCAGCAGAAGGTGGCTCAGGTAGCCCCCGGAATAGCTGCGTTCTTCGACAAACTGGGCAGCGGCAAGGTTGACAAGAAGCAGTGGACGGACATCGGCGAATCCATTGGTAGAATTGCCGTGGGCGTCGTGGCCGTCATTGCGGCTGTCAAGGGAATTTCCGCAGTCTTCGGCGTAATCACGACCATCATTTCCGTTGTCAAAGCGGTTATTTCTGTTATCAAGCTCGCGTTTGTTGTCGTAAAGAGCATCATTACGGTCATCAAGGTGGTAGGTGCTGTAATCTCCATCGTCGCAAGCGCCTTTGGCCCGGTGATTCTGGCAATCGCTGCTGCAATCGCAATCGGTGTTCTGCTGTGGAAGAACTGGGACAAGATTCGTGAGGCAGCAGGCAATCTGCTGGAAGGCATCAAGGCTACGATTGGCAACGTCCGCGATGCCATTGTGACGGGCATCCAAGCGGCCATCGACTGGATAACATCTCTCCCGGCTGAAGCCCTGAAGTGGGGCTCCGACATCATCGACGGCATCGTATCAGGCATCCAGTCTGCGGTAGGTCGTGTAGGCGAGGCTGTAAAAGGCGTAGCCGATAAGATCAAGTCGTTCCTCGGCTTCTCGGAGCCGGAGGATGGCCCCCTGAGCGACTTCCACACCTATATGCCGGACATGATCGACCTGATGGCATCGGGCATCACTTCCGGCAAGAAGAAGGTGAAGGATGCACTGGAAGGCATGACCGGCGAAATGTCGGTCATCGCCAAGGCCAATGTGGTTTCCAAAGCTACCGGGCGGGGCGCAACCGGCAGAACGACCGGTGGACGCACTGTGACCCAGAACGTAAACATCAACAACCAGTTCAACGGCGACCGCGCCGGGCAGCAAAAGAGTTCTGAGGCTATGGATAAGGCCGCAGGCGATGCTACCGGCGAGATGGCCCGTGCGCTGGCATTTGCAAAGTAGGTGAGAGTACATGGCAAGAGCAAAACAGCCCGTCAGCGTCGATGACATCGAGTTTGATGCCCTGATCGACTCCGAAGAAGGCTATGAAGCGGATGTGCCTGAGTACCCGACCGAAAAGGGCTTCAGTGTAAGCGACACCATCGTGCTGAAAGCCGACACCCTGAACATGACGCTCTATGTGACCGATACGCCGGTGACATGGCGGAAACGTACAGGCTCCGGCCCCGGAAAAACGGAGGGCGTTGTTCGTCGGCTGAAGGACTTGTATTTTGCCAAGAAGATTCTCGAAGTCACGACCACTGACTGCGTGTACTCCAACATGGTGATTACAAGCATGAGCATCAAGAAGTCTGTGGAGGTCGGCTACGCCCGTGAAATCCCGATTTCCTTCAAGAAGATCGAGGTGACGGAAACCGCCACCGCAGAAATACCGGCCAGCTACGGCAAGTCGGGTAAAACAGGGAAAGCCGCTGGAAAAGCAAGCACAACCGCCGCAAGCACGGCGGGAAGCAGCTCATCCAGCGGTTCTTCGTCTGGTTCGTCCAGCTCTAGCAGGAGTTCTGTTCTCTATAACACTGCCAGCGGCTTCGGCCTGCTGGGATAAGGAGGGTGTTCGTGGACTACTTCGTCATCGAAGTCCCGGACATGAACGACAGCGTTGTCAAAGTTTCCCTCCAAAGCAGGCTGTATCAACTGCGATTCACATGGAATGACACCGGCGGCTACTGGATGCTCGGAGTGATGGATTCACTCGGAACGCCACTGCTACTCGGTGTCAAGATGGTCCCGCAGTTTCCGCTCAATCTGCTGTTCGGCCGGGATGATATGCCCAGCGGCATCTTCGCTGTCCTGACCGAAAAGGAGAGCGTCGGTCGGCAGGATTTTGCCGATGGGACGGCTCGTTTTGTGTTTGTCCCGGCATGATGCTGGAACAAATCATCCAGTAAAATCAATTCTCATTTTGAACAAATCTTCGATGGCGGGTTTGACAATTCGCTCTCAGAAGGTTCCAGACAAATTTCCATATACTTTTACTGGTAAAGCCCGGGTTTAATCAGAGGCTTTTCAGAGGTTTTGGGATGAATGTCGCTCAAAATCGCCGATTTTACATAGAATCCGTTGGATTGTCCGCCGGACAGTCCTCGGACTGACCAAAACGGGAAACTTTCGCAAAACGCTCATATCATTGGTCACTTTCATTGCATTACCAGAACGGTAAGCTAGAATGAAGATGTGAACCGGGCAAACAAAAAAAGAACCAGCGGCTCGCCCTCACAAAGCACCGCTGGTTCCTATCTCATGCCCGGAACGATACGAAGAAGTTCCGTTGATACGATTATATCATACCAGCGGACTTCTTGCAAGACAAAGGAGTGCGCTGATATGAGCGTAGTAGACCTTGAGCGTGAGGTCATCCGTATGGGCGATGTCGGTGTCGCTATCGACATGGTGGACAGCAACCTTGCAGATGGCAAGCTGGAGCAGGCGGAACGCGCCGTTGTGATTCTCCGGGAAATCTTCAATGCCCGCAACAAAGGGCTGCGGAGCTGCTTCTACGGAGGTGATTGGAATGCGATTTGCTGAAGAAGGAACTCAGCAAGGCGAAATAAGAGGAAACCTTCAGGGCTGCGGAAACGCAGCCTTTTTTGTTGCCATCGAAAGGGGAGAATGCCGTGGAAAATTTCGACAGGCAGTACCGGCTGGCGGCGGGCAAGGCAGGCTCGGCCGGGTTTGAAATTGGCAGCGGCAAGCGACCGCTGCACGTTTCGTTTTCGGTAGAAAAGGCCGACACCAACAGCCAGAATACGGCCAAAGTGACTATCTGGAATCTGAGCGACGAACACCTTGCAGAGCTGAGAAAAAACGACTGCGTGGTCGCGCTCCATGCAGGGTATGGCAACACCCGTCCGCTCATCTTCACCGGCGTAGTCACATTTGCTACGACAAAAGCTGACGGAGCAGACAGGGCAACGGAGATCGAGCTGGTGGATAACCGCATTGAAGTCCGCGACACCTACGTTTCCGTAAGCTATGCCGGGGCTGTAAACTGCAAGACCCTGATACAGGACACCGCAGACCAGATGGGCGTGACGGTTTCTTTCTCCTACAACGCAGAGTTCAAGGACATCCCGAATGGCTACAGCTATGTTGGCCCGGCAAGAAATGTGCTGACGAAAGCCTGCGAAACCAGCGGATTGACGTGGAGCATCAACAACGGCGTCTTGCAGGTCAAAAAGCCGGGCGATACGATGAGCCGCGAGGTGTATGAGCTTTCGGCAGAAAAGGGCCTGCTGGGCCTCCCAGAGCGTGTCCAAATCTCCAATGAGGACAAGGGGTACAGCTACGGCTGGGACGTGGAGTACCTGATGAACGCCGCAATCGGACTGGACGATTATGTGTACCTGAACAGCAAGGTAGTCAAGGGCTATTTCCGGGTCTACTCGGTGCGGATTGAGGGCGACAATATGGAAGGTTCATGGAGCTGCACGGCCCGCCTGCTGGAGGTGAAGCAAAAATGATGCAGGAGTTTGTTGACCAAATCAATAAAAGCGCCCGCAGCGCGACGGAGGATATGCACACGGCTCTGCCGGGCGAGATAAAAAGCTACGACCCGGACAAGGGCGTCGCCACCGTGTTACCGAAAGCAAAGTTCACAAAGCCCGATGGCAGCACGATGGACTTCCCGGAAATCTCCGGGGTCCCGGTCGCGTTTCCGCAGAGCAAAAACGTCACTATCGCATGGCCCATCAAGAAAGGCGATGGATGCCTGCTGGTTTTTAGCGAACAGGCACTTGATTACTGGATGTACGGCAAGGAAACTGACACCAAGCTGAAGTTCGACTTGACCAACGCCATTGCCATTCCAAACCTCACATCTGGCGGCAACAGCACCATGAAGTTGGCCTGTGATGAGGATGCCGTAGCCATTGCCGCAGGCGACACAAAAGCCAAGATCACGCCCAAGACCGCAGAACTGACTCTCGGTTCGGCCAAGGTCAAAGTGGAGCCGAGCCTTGTGCAGATCACAGTCGGCGGCACGGTGCTGGCAATTTCACCCGACGGCGTGGACATCACCGGAAAGCTCACGGTCAAGGGTGGCATCACCGCAAGGGATGATGTCAAGGCATCCAACGGCAGTATCAGCCTTGCAAACCACGTCCACAGGGGCGACAGCGGCGGCATGACCGGGAAGCCGCAGTAAAGGAGGGAAAAGCGTGATAGACCTGAAGCTCGATGCCACCGGGGACTTAGAACTCTCGGCGGCAGGCGACATTTCAGCTACGGACAGCATCGTACAGGCTGTCCGTATTCGTTTGCTCTGGTTCTTTGGAGAGTGGCGGCTGATGCCTTCGCTCGGCTTTCCGTACTTTGAGAACCTGCTGGTCAAAAATCCGAATGAGTCCAAACTCCGGCATCTTATCCGGGAAACCGTGATGTCTGTCGATGGAGTGAAGGATGTGACGGATATTTCGTTTGACATTGACAAAAAGAACCGCAGTGCGTCCGTTGCGATCTCGTTTACTACGGACGAAGACAGGTTCAGAGAGGAGATCAGAATACCGTGGCAAAATATGGCTTAACACCGCAGGGACCTAACCCGAAACGTCTGGATGCAATCCTCGATGATATGCACGAACGAATGTCGGCCCGCCTCGGCGTGAACACCCGCCAGAACCCACAGTCTTTGCTGAATCACCTGCTGACCAATGTAGCAGATGAAATCGCAGAGCTGTGGGAATTTGGCGTGGATGTGTATCACTCGGAGTACGTTTCCAGCGCGACCGGAGTGAGCCTTGACTATGCAGCGCAGTTCGGCGGCTCCACGCGCGGAATGGCTGCAAAGTCCTACTACAGCATCCTCTGTACCGGCGTGGACGGTACGGCTATTCCGGTCGGCACGTCGATTGCATCCGACACCAGCCCGGCCACGAACCTTGTTTCCAGCGCAGACGCAGAGATCACGAGAGCATCCTTCAACAAGGCCACCGTTATCCTCGCGTCCCCGGAGGCAAAAACAGCCCTTGGGGTGGCTCTTAACGGAAACCTATACACCATTACCCCTGACTCCAAACAAAGCACCAGCGAAGCCCTAGAGGCTCTGGGAACAGCCATCACGGATAAGGACTTCCATGTGACGGTCATCAACGACACCATCGTGATCGAGGCGGTCGATGAAACCAGCTCCAATACGCTGGTCCTGTCAGAAAACCTGACTACTGCTTCTGTGGGCAGCATCGTCACATTTGAGACTGCCGAGCCGGGCGACATCTTCATTCCGAACGGCGTAATCACGAAGATCACGAAAGCTGTTCCGGGCATGGAGTCCGTGGTCAACGTGGGAAGCTATGTTGCCGGTCAGCTCGCAGAGAGTGATGTGGAGTTCCGAAAGTCCTATACGAACAAAATCTACAACCGCTCGTCTGCCATGCTGGAAAGCATCAGGAGCGCTATCCTGAAGAATGTGCAGGGTGTAGTCAGTGTGGCCCCCTATGAGAACTGCACAAACGAAGTGGATTCTGCCGGCCGGTGGCCGCACAGCATCGAGGTCGTAGTCGAGGGCGGCGACGCAACGGAAATTGCCCAGCAAATCCTGAACACAAAGGCAGGCGGCATCAACACTTTCGGCAGCGTAGAAACCACCCTGCACGGCGTTTATGGCGAGGACATCGTGATTCGCTTCAACCGCCCGACGTATGTCAAGGTCTGGTTCCGTGTCGGGGTCACCCTGAGTCCGAACATCAATCCTCCGGCCAACTACGCCGAACTTATCAAGGAGCAGATTCTGGAAAAGATGGCCGGGCTTGAGGCGGGGGAGAACGTCATTCCGCAGAAGTTCAACTTGCAGGTGTCCGGCATCGACTACATCGACGTGTGGCTGTACGCAACGCCGAATGACGGAGATATGCCGGGCGGCAGTTACAATCAGCGCAGCGTGTCCATCTCGGCGCGGGAACGGGCCGTCACCGATGAGAACCGAATCGAGGTGGTCATGGATGGTTGATTACATCCAGAAGCTCCGGGATGATCTTGTGGAGCAGTTCAAGGGCAAGCCGGTCATCGACGCGCTCATGGAGGCCGTCGGTGATGAGCTGAACGAGGTTCGGCAGTTTTACGAAGACCTGCGCAACAAGCGGAACATCCAGACCGCAATCGGAAAGCAGCTTGACGGCATCGGCGACAATGCGGTTCTGACCCGCCTTGAAGCCGGTGCTTTGGCCTGTACCAAGGAATCGGTCTACGTCCTGACTGACGATGACTACCGAACGTACCTGATATACAAAATCTGGAAGAACACCAACCGCTGCACCTACTACGACATCATCCGGGCGTTCAAAATGTTCTGGGACAAGCCGCTGCATTACCGCGAGGACCCGGATGTTCCGGCCACCATGATTTTTGAAACCGACGCCCTGACGCCGGAGGATGATGTTTCCAAGCTGCTGAATGCACCCCTCATCAAGGCCGCAGGCGTGGCCATCATGGTGATTGCAAAGACTGAATCACCAGAAATGGTCGCAGATGTGCCGATGCAGGCCATTCTGGGGCGCGGCTATATGACCACGACCCTGCCGGAGATAGCAGTTGGCGAGGACTTTATCGACACCGTGCTGCCGGTCCCCGCAGCACAGAATATCACGCAGACGAAACTGCCCGAAATCGAGGAGGATGAGTTATGAGCTACTATGGCTTTGTTGTTACGGACAGCGGTCGAGAGCTGATTGCCAAGCTGGTTGCAGGGCAGCAGCTCCCGATCTCGAAGATTATGGTGGGAAGCGGAATCGTCCCGGATGATGTGAAGCCTGCATCCATGACCGCGCTGGTTGAGCCGGTCGCTGCGGGCACATCGACTGCGCCGGTCTATGATGGAGCCAGCGTCCGCATGATCGTTGAATACCGCTCTGACCTGAACGGTGGTCTTGACCACGGCTTCTGGCTCCGGGAGTTCGGCGTATTCGCCTTTGACCCGGACAAGGGCGAAGTCCTTATCTACTACGGAACGCTGGGCGATTATCCGCAGTACGTCAGCGCCGCCTCTGACACCGGCGTGGACGTCCGCCGCTTCCCGGTGTGCATCGTCATCGGCGAGGGGCTGGGCGTCACCGTAGACTATAAGTGCGAGGCATGGATGACGGCGGAGGACGTGGAGCAGTATTGCTCGGTCACGATGCTTCCCGCATTCCTCCGGGAAGCCCAGAAGCTCGTGGATGCCCACGATGAGGACGAAGAAGCCCACCACTCCATCCAGAACAGTATCTCCGACGTGTCCGCCCGTCTGGCTCTGCTGGAGCTGATGTTCAATACCTCCGTCACCGGGAACCCGTTCACGATTACGTTTGAGACGCTGGACGGCACGGTGGTGGAAGGTGTCTGGAACACCACGGCAAAAAGAATCGAGTTCTAATGAAACGAATGAACTTATCCCGTTCACCGCCGCTCAATTTGAAACAAAATTTTACGCCGGAAATTCAATAAAAGGAGGCCTTTTTTATGGCTTATGTAACCTTGGGTTCCAAAGCAGTCGGCAGCATCATCAAGCTGAAAGTAAATGGTTCTGCCAAAGATTTCATCGTCGTCCATCAGGGCAAGCCGTCCAGCGTCTATGACGATAGCTGCGCCGGAACGTGGCTTCTGATGCAGGACATCTACGAAAGCCGCCAGTGGGATAGCTCGAACACCAACGATTATGCCAACAGTACCATCCACTCTTACCTGAACGGCGTATTCCTGGGTCTGTTCGAGTCGAACATCAGGAATGCGATCAAACAGGTAAAGATTCCGTATCGCAAGGGCCACGGTACGTCCAAGACCGTCACCAGCGGCTCGAATGGCCTGTCTGCGAAGATCTTCCTGCTCAGTACGACCGAAACGAGTTTCAGCTACTCCTATATGCCGAGAGGCGAGGGTGCAGAGCTAGCCTATTTCAAGGGCTGTGCAGACAGTGATTCGGATTCCAAGCGTGTTGCCTATCTCAACGGTTCTGCCACCGGCTGGTGGCTCCGCTCTCCGGGCTGCAACATCACCTCCAACCGCGCGCTGGCGGTCGGCTCCGCTGGCACCAGTGGCGACACCAACTGCTCCAACTCGCGCGGCATTCGCCCCGCTTTGATTCTGCCCTCTTCTCTCTTGGTGTCTGACGATGGCGCGGTCTCGACTAACACCGCACCATCTACCCCGGGCAGCATCTCCGTTCCTTCGTCCATTATGGGCGGCACGAACATCTCGATCTCGTGGGCAAAAAGCTCTGATGCAGAAAGCAACCTCGCCGGCTACAAGGTAGAGCGTTCGACCAACGGCGGCAGCTCGTGGAGCCAGATTTATCAGGGTACTGCCACCAGCACCACGAACAATGTCGCCTTTGGCACTGCGTCCGTGATGTACCGTGTCAAGGCGTATGACGATGAGGGACTGGAGTCCAGCTGGCGCACCAGTTCGCAGGTAACGGTGGTCAACAACAACGCCCCGTCTGCGCCGCCGTCCATCGCGGTCCCGAACGATGTCAAGGGTGGAAGCACGCTGGTGATCTCGTGGACTGCGGCCAGCGACAGCGACGGAAATCTGACCGGCTACATTCTGGAGCGCAGCACCAACGGCGGAAGCACCTACACGCAGGTGTACAAAGGCAATGCTCTGACCTACACCGACACCATCACCAAGGGCTGGGCAACCGTGATGTACCGTGTCAAGGCGTATGACAGCTACAATGCGCAGTCCGGCTACACCACCTCCAGCAAGCGCATGGTCGATAACAACACCGCCCCGACGATCACGACCTCCAGCGCGGCCAGCCTCGGCACCAAGTCCAGTGGCTTCACCGTCTCGTATTCCGTGGATGATGAGGACGCGGTGGACACCCTGACTGTCACCGAAAAGCTGGACGGCACGACCAAGCGCACCTACACCGCGACCCGCAAGACCACCAACAGCTTCGCCGTCACCGGTGAATATTTCCAGAAAATTACGAACGGCAGTCACACCATGACCGTTACCGTGACCGATGGCAAGGCCACCGTAACCAAGACGTTCACCTTTACGAAGGCCGTCACCGCCGCCAGCATCACGCTGGCGAAGCCGATGGAGGCGGATGCCCAGATCACGCTCTGCGCCATCACCGTCGGCGGTCTGATTCCCGCCGACGCTGTGTTCAAGGTGGAGGTCACGAACAACGGCAAGGACAGTTCGCCGGTATGGGAGGACGCCACCACCGAGGCCCGGAATGGCCGGAACCATTTGTTCACGAACCAGACTGCGGCCAACGGCTTTGCATTCAATTTCCGCGTCACCGCAGAGCGCGGCGCAAGCGGCGAGAGCGGTTATATCGCTTCGATTCAAGGAGGTTTCCAGTAATGGGTTTGATCAGAGTAAGAGTCGATTCTGTAGCCAAGTTGCAGAAGAAGAAAACGATGGCGGAATTGCAGGAGGAGAATGAAGCCCTGAAAACCAAGGTTTCTTCTCTGGAAACCAACCTCGATAATACCCAGATGGCGCTGTGCGACGTGTACGAACAGCTCATCGCGGTCACATCCGCCGCAGATAAGGAGGCGTAATCATGGCAGAAGTCTATGCAAACCTCATCCGCCGGGGGCGGAAAACCATCGAGCAGGTGCCTGAGCACCTGCGGGAAGAAGTCAAGGCCATTCTCGCGGCGGACGGCAACGCATGAGCCGCCTGCGGGAATTTGCCTTAAAAATATTACTGAGAAAGGAGAAAGGCATCATGGCAGTCATCTATGCAACCCTCATTGTGAAGGGCAAGAAGACCCTCAATCAGGTTCCGGCGCTGATTCGGAAGCAGGTTGAGGAAATTCTGAAGGACCTCGAAGTCGAGGTCAAGTGATCGCGCAGGGGAGTCGGGAGAACCGGCTCCCCTCATTTCTTGTATGACGAAGGAGAGGAGGTTCAGATGGACCAGCCTATTACGCGAGCCGAGCATGAGGAGTTCAAGCGTCGGCTCGAAGAGGAAAATGCCCGTCAGGACAGACGAATCGCCTTGCTGGAGGAAAGCGTAAGCAAAATGGGCGCACTGTCCACTTCGGTCGAGAAGCTGGCCCTGAGTATGGAGAGCATGGTCAGGGAGCAGGAAAAGCAGGGAAAACGGCTGGAAACTCTGGAGAGCCGCGATGGAGAGCTGTGGCGTAAGGCCGTCGGCTATGCAGTAACGGCCATCATCGGTGTTTTTCTCGGCTATGTGTTCACCCAAATCGGTTTTTAGGAGGTGTGCAAGTTGAGCATCATTACGTTCCTGCGCGGGGATAAGACCGCGCTCACCAAGAACTTTACCAAGTCCGAGTTCGAGTGTCCCTGCGGCTGCGGACAGCAGTCGGTGGACACGGAGCTGGCCGAAAAGCTCCAGCTCATCCGGGACAAGGTGAACCGCCCGCTGAAGATCACGTCTGGCTACCGCTGCATCACGCACAACGCCAGCAAGGCCGTGGGCGGAAGCCCGAATTCCAAGCACCGCTATGGCATGGCGGCGGACTGGAGGACGGAGAATCGGAGTATCAACCCGGTGGCACTGGGCATCCTTGCTCAGGCCGTGGGGTTCGGCGGCATCGGCATCTACTGGCACAGCCGTGGAGCCTTTGTCCACGCCGACACCCGTGGCACGAAAGCGACGTGGCTCTGCACCACGTCTGGAAAGTACCCCAGCACGACCTACAACAAGTTCGTGCTTCCCACCATCCGCCGGGGCTGCACCGGGGACGCGAACCGCAGTGCGACGATCATGCTCCAGAAGCTCCTGAAGCTGAAGGCTGATGGCCTGTTCGGAGAGGGGACGGAAAATGCCCTGATGAAAGCGCAGGAGGCGCATGGTCTGACCGTGGACGGAATCTGCGGCCCTGCATCGTGGAAGGCGCTGTCTGGCGCTGACAAGTACCTGTGAGAGGAGATAGGCTCTATGACGAATAGCAAAGTGTCCATCGCTACGCTGGCCCGCACGGCCGCTCTGGCGTTCGCTCTGGCAAATCAGGTTTCGAGTGCAGCCGGGAAGCCCCTGCTGCCCATCGAAAGTTCGGAGGTGGAACAGTTCGTGACCACCGGCCTGACCATTGCCACCAGCGTCGCTGCGTGGTGGAAGAACAACAGCTTTACCGCTGCCGCCATCGAAGGTGATAAGCGGATGAACAGCCTGAAGAATCAGGTTCACTGAATGAAAGGAGTAACCGAATATGAATGAGTTTACGAGAAGCCTGCTGTACGTTGCCCTGCTGGTCTGCGTTCCCATCGTGACCGCCTGCATCCAGAAAGGCATTGCCGTGTTCATCGAGTTCATCGTGGCAAAGATCAACGACATCAAGGTGCAGCGCCTCGTCCGCGAAATCGGCAGTGCGGTGTCCGATGCCGTGGCCGCGATGAACCAGACCTACGTCAACGACCTCAAAGCCGCCGGGACGTTCAATGAGGCGGAGCAGAAGGAAGCCCTGATGCGGGCCGTGTCTGCCGCCCTGAAAAGCATGAGCAGCGACGCGCAGGACTACATCAAGAGCAACTTCGGCGATACGACCCAGTACCTCGAAAATCGTATTGAGGCCCAGATCGACGCCAACCACGTCGCCGCCAAGCAGGCCGCTGCCCAGAATACGCTGAATCTGGGCTGAGTCAGCGCAAAGTCAGCGTAAAATGATAATCCCCCTGTACCATGACCCGTAAAAAGGCTGGTGCAGGGGGATTTTTTTGTTTGCACGGAAATTCCGATGGAACAACGTCGCCAGAAAAATCAATTCTCAAAATAGCCAAATTTTGTTATGCACTTTTGACAAATCCTTCCCAGAAGGTTCCAGACGTTTCCCAATACACTTTTACCCGTAACCAAAATGCAAATTCAGAGGTTTTCCAGAGGCTACCAGCGGCTTGGCATCAAATAGCCAGTGGATATAAAAAATATTTTGAAAAAATTAAAAAACAGATTGACTTACCAGTTGGGTAAGTTATAATGATACTAAGATAAATTACCAAAAAGGTAAGTTATCTACAATTACCAGCATCCGGCTGGTAAGTTGGAAGCACGAGCAGGAGGTGTAACAAAATGAAAGGCGAGTGCAGCATGACCGCTTTGGAAGCCAGCCGCTTGATCGACTGGCTGAAAGCTCACGGTCACACGGACGAGGAAGCGACGCAGTGCATTAAGTGCATTGCCGGAGTCCTCGACCCCGCAACCGGCGAAGCTCAGAAACAGTAAAGGCTAGGTTCCCCCACACAGTTTGCGACACTGTGGGAACCTAGCCAACCGGAACGGGATGGGACCTGCCCCATCTCGTTTCGATTTTATCAGTATAGCAGGGGAAAGTCAAGAGGTTTAGAACTATGTATGATCTGCGCGAACACAAGGAACTGATTAGCCGGTTGGTTTCTGAGGCCAACCAGAACGACGAAAACTGGCGCTGGTCAGTCAAGTCTGTTGGCAAGACCAAAGCCCGCATCTTCTGGAGCTACCTCGAATACTGCGGCCAGCCTGAGCCGTATTTCGTAATCGAGCTGGAGGACACCGGCGACGGTTACTGGATTCACGCACTGGACGAGAGGGACAGCTACATTGAGAGCGAGATCGTGGTTGACAACGATCTGCCGTTCCTGAACTGCCCGATTGACAAGGCCATCGAGAAGATGGTTCGCTGCATCGTCAACACCGCTCATGCCTGCTACTGAGAGCATTGCCCGCCGGTATGCAGCGGACATCGGCTTTGCGGTAGTCGGCGAGCTGACCTGCAAGCCAGAGTGGAACGGCGTAGCCAGCGGCCCGGAAATTGGGCTGTCTGGCTATTGCTGGGTCTGGGTGGATGAGGGCGGCAACGCCTACTACGTTCACGGTAAGGAATGCGCCATCATCGACCCGGAAGGCATGGTCTACTGAACGCCGGTAAACTCCCAGATGTACTCCGTAAATTTTTTCGATAAATCTTCATTTTTCGTTTGACACCAGTGGTGGGTAAGTTAGAATGAAGATACAGAAAAAACATACCAAAACGGTAAGATTATGGAGGAACAGACGATGATGAAACTCGAAGCTATGAAGTCTTACATCCGTGAGAACAACCTCACCCACTTGGTCAAGGAACTTGTTACTGGAGCCGACATGGATGTCGCATCCGCTGTTGAGTACGTTTATGATATGAAGACGCTCAGCAAGGCTCAGTTCGCAAGCAAGTACTTCGGCTGATTCGAGAATGGAGGCGTGGAATATGAAGAACGAGTACATCGTAGCGATTGACTACAGCGCAAACTACAAGCCGATGACCATTGATTACAAGATGCTGAAGGCGGAGAACCTGCTGGATGCCATGAACGAGGCCGAGCAGTACATGGACAAAGAAACGGTCTACCTTCTCAAGATCATGAAGCGCAGCGGGGCAGCTCACAAAGTCAAGGGCGTGGATGCACGAGAAGCCACCTACACCGACGTTCTCACCAACCGGGGCAATGGCTGGCACAGCACCGATGTAGCTCACTGCGAGCAGCCTTGGATGAGCCAGATGTGGATGTACAGCAACGGTTTTGTTGACCTCTACTACTGCGAGGAAGTCCGACCCGCCTGTACGACATCCTGATGAAGTGAGGAGGTGTAAACGATGCGTTACCAGATTGTTTACTGCAAGCGGGGCTGGCCGCTCACCACCTGGGCCGACAACGTGGACAGGGCACGGAAACTAGCCGAACAGCTCCGCAGCACTGGCTATTCCGTCGATGTGTGGCAGCACACCAAAGACGGAGCACAAAAAACCAACATCTAACCTCGCCTGACGATGGCCTCTGGCAAAGGCCGAAACGCCCTGCTGGGCGTCGCGGGAGCCACCCGTAAAGAAATTGATACTATGGAGGTTTTAGCTATGAAAAACGAGAACATGACCGCTGAGGTGACCCGTGAGTGGGAGAACGACCCGAACTGCTTTCTGCGGATGCTGAACAGCCCCGCACAGCAGCGGAGCCGCGCAGCCCGCCGCCAGAAGGATGCCGACCGGGAGCGTTTCAACAACGTGCTGAACGCCGTTGCCATCGGCGCAGCAGCCTTTGCCGTCACCCTGCTCGTTATCTGCTTTGTTCTCTGATGGAGGTATCAGCTATGGATAACCAGAAACTGACCTATCCCGAACTGCGGGACCTGTTCGTTGAACACAACAAGACCCAGCTTGCAAAGCCGGTGAGCGCCTGCATCGTATTTGCTGAGAGCAACTGGCCTGGCTGGTATTACCCGCTGTGCAGCCGCACCTATGAGGTCAGCAGCGACAACAAGGCTTTCCGGCCGAGCTGCTGCTCCACCAGCCTGTTCGGTTCCTGCTTGGATGGCACCGACCAGATGGTTCGCCTCGACTGTTACATGAAGGACTTCGGCAACAAGGGCGGCTGGGTCGTTGACCACTGCTACCTGAAGGAGAACAGCGATGAATCCGATGTATGATTGCTCCGGCCGGCTTGACCGGTTCGGCGGAGTAACGGAGCCGCCTGATGACCGGGGCTTTGAAGAAGACCCTGAATGGCAGCGGCTCGATGAGGCAGACACGGTGTGCTGGGATGATTAAAAGCGGAGGTACAGAATGACTGTTCGCGAGTATGCTAAATTGAAGCGGTTTGAAGTGGTTGGAAAGCTGAAACGCTTGCCGGACGTTTACTATGGTGTGGAAAACAAGAGCCACTACCCGCTGTGGATTGATGAAGCTGGTAATGAATACTGTGGTAGTTACAACAAAGATGATTGCTACTGCATTATTACCGCCGACGGTGGTGTTATTTGAAAGGAGCATGCGATATGGGACGTGGAAATGTCTGCGTAAACGGTCCCTGCGAAGGGTTGTTCTACATCGACAACGATGACCTGCGGGTGTACCGCAAACTGAACCCGGCTGGGGACTATGAAGATTGCCTCCAGCGTGATCTTGACTATGACGACATCGCAGGCCCCGACTGGTATCTTGATGATGTCGGAAGCAGCTACGAGGAGGAAGACGTTCTGACGTGCTTCTGCAATGAAATGCAGCGGCGCTGCCCCAGTTTTCGGCCGGCACAAAATGACAATGTGTGGGTTGGCCGAGACCGTCGCGTCATCCTCGAAAACGACCTGTTTTACATCTGCGTGGAAGACAACGAATGGTCGATGGCTGTTGAACTTGTCCAGAAGGACGGCTATTCCGACTGCCAGAGCGCATGGCTCTCCGGCCTCCAGCGGACGAAGTACAAGCGGTATCTGGAGTGCATGAAGACCGCCCTGCTGACCCGGCTCCCCGAAATCGGAACCTATGCCGGAGCATGGACGAGCGGCCGCATCACGCGAGAGGAGGCAGGGCTGTGAGCGCATACATTCCGCCCGAGAAGATGACGGAAGCCCAGATCAGGGAGCAGTTGGACGCTGAGTATAAGCACTGGGATGACCTGAAGAAGAACGGCTGTTCTGACCCTGCATGGCCGGATGGCGTGAATCTGAACCTTGTTCGGAACCACATCATCTACTGGTATCGGCTCCTGCGGGAACGTACCAGCCAGACCGTACAGCTCTCGATGTTCGACGCTGGCATGGATTTGAGGAACGAGCGGCCACTACCGCCGGAGCTGCCGGACAAGTACATGGTTCCGACCGGGAAGTACCGCGACCGGCTCAACAAGACGTGGACGGGCCTGATTTTTGACCCGACAATTTGAGGAAAGGATGAAGTAAGATGACCAATGAAAAGAAGTTCGAGGTTCATGCAGAGATTACGGTCCGGCTGACCCAGCAGGATGTTGATGACATTATGGTTTCTGCACTGGAAGGTGGCATCTGCTACTGGTGCGACCGTGTGACGGTCGAGGGCCAGTATCTTGGCAAGTATGCCAGCGAGCAGATTTCTCGCGGTGGAACGCTGAAGGTTCATGTGACGGAACCGTTTGACGAGCAGGACACCGAGTGGTACGAGCTGGACATCGAAAAGTTCATACAGGGATTCCGGCTCTGGCTGGAGAACAGCGGGGACTGCTACGGAGCTGTGAGCGGCGACGGCAAGGTGGACTGCGGCGAGATTGACGCGGGATGTGCCGACGCGATCATCCAGTACGCCCTGTTTGGCGAAGTAGTGTACGGCTGAAAGGGGTGCAGAATGATGATGGCATGGTTGATCGTGGTAGATCAGTGGCTCGAAGCGGCCACGGACATCCTCTGCGCTGCCTTTTGGGCAATCGTCGGGGCGATGGCTGTTGTGGGCTTGGCGAGGCTCTTTCTGGGGAGGCGTTGGTAATGAGAACACTGAGAGAGCGTGATGCGCTGCTTGAAGAATTGTGGAAGCAGTTCGGGGATGTCCCTATGGACCCCTCCACCGAAACGATGGAGGCCCCGTTTCTGGATTTCCCGGCAGGAACCAGCCGCGTTGACATCTGGCGCTGGTTTGATGAACGGCATAGCAAGGGCATTGCCTACTTGCTTTACAACGAGGATGCCTCTAACGCGGCAAGCATCACGAGCCTGCTGCACTGCCAGAAGCTCTGCACGGAATGCGACTCCGAAACCTGCGTGTTTAACCCGCAGGGCATCTGCATGGCCCCGTTCCTGACTGGGAGGAAGCCGGGCATCCATGATGATGGCTGCACCGATTACTGCCCGAAGCCGCTGGATGGCTGTGAGCTGGTTCGCTCCTACTCCGAGCATGAGCTTCGGAGCTATGAGGAGGACGTTCGGGAACATATCTCACAGTTCACCGACGAGGAGCTTATGGAAGCCTATGAGCTTGACCGAACGACGCTCAATGCGCTCGCCCCGCGTGCGGCGGTCTTGATGCGGAAGTACATTGATAATGACGATAGCTGGACGTACCACCGCGATTATGCAATCTCGGAGGCCGTCAGCGAGTATAAGGAGGACAAAGACAATGGCTGAGAAAATGATGCCCTATGCGCTGCGAATGACGCTGGCAGTGCTTGCAAATAAGCCTGATGATGCCCGCAGCATTTCTGCCGAGTGCGTCACCGCGATGACCAAAGAGCTGATGGGCGTTGTAAGCCGGTATGACCTGATGGACTTCCCGTTCATGGTTGCTGCCCTGCGGCTCACCGCAACCTCGCTGGAGTCCCTGCTGGATGAGCACGGAAAGGGGATTGCCGATAACATCGTCGCCAACACCACCTGCATCACCATTGATGCTTCCGAGCTGAAGCGTCAGGCAAAAGAGGAGGAGTGAGGATATGGAAATCAAGCGCGGCGACATTTGGTATGTGAGCAAGGACAACTACACCGGCTGTGAGCAGGCGGCTGGACGCCCGGCAATCATCGTCTCCAACGAGAAGAACAACGCCTGTGCAGAGACGGTAGAGGTCGTATACCTGACCACCCAACCGAAGAAAGACCTGCCGACGCACGTTCTCATCCGCAGCTCTGAACGTGAAAGCACTGCCCTCTGTGAGCAGATTACGACCGTATCGGTTGACCGCCTGTTGGGCTACAAGGGCCACCACCTGACCCCGGCAGAGATGACCAACGTGGAGGTTGCAATGCTGATCTCGCTGGAGCTGAAAGTTGGAAAGCCCGTAGAGAAAATCGTGGAGGTCACGAAAGAAGTTCCGGTCATCCGGGATGTCAAGGTGTCTACGCCGGCGTCAAATCCGAACATGGCTGCGGAGCTGGCCGCAGCGAAAGCCAAGTGTGAAATGCTCCAGACCATGTACGAGAGCCTGCTGAATCGGGTTCTGGCTGGAAAGGCAGGCTGATGGTATGCGAGCATCTGATATGGTACGCGCAGCCCTTGCTGGAGCAGGGAAGACCCAGAAAGAGTTGGCCGAACACATGGGCTGGACCCCGCAGAACCTCAGCGGGCGGCTGAAGAACAACTCGCTCACCTTCGATGAGCTGTCAAAGGCTCTGCATTTTGCTGGTTATGAGGTCTCCATGAGTGATGCCAACGGTGCGGGCCTCCCGGAGCTGGGCAACAGCACCAGCCCCGCCGTAGCGCAGACCGTAGACGGCGTTCGATATGACACCCGCAAGGCCGAATCGCTCTGCTCGAACAAGGCCGTGATGTTCGAGGACTTCTATGTAGAGCTGTTCGAGGATGCCGCCGGGAACTACTTCACCGTCCTCTACCAGCTTTCTGGATGCCAGCATCATACCATCACCCCGGTCAGCCCCTACATCGCCAAGCAGTTCTGGGAAAGGTTCAGCCGTAAAGTAGGATAAGCCTCCATAAAGTATCTTCGGAATACCGTAAAATTTTTTGTAAAAACTTCAACATACGTTTGACTTACCAGACCGGTAAGTTAGAATGAAGATACAGAAAACAACTTACCAAAACACGGAGGATTTAGAAATGCTGAAGGTGAAAGAATACAGCAGCTTCGAGGCTTTCGAGCAGGACGAACACCGGCAGGACATCGATCTGGTTGCCATCGTGAACAAGCCGAACGGCATGGTTTGCGCCGACCTCATCACCGACTGCAAGATGTGGCAGACCGCGGTCAACCGCTTCTTCAAGGCACTGGCCGGGGATGAGCGCTTTGATGGCTGGCAGGAAACCATCACGGAGTGCATCAAGGAAGGCTTCTGGCAGGACAAGGCGCTGACCGATGGCAAGTACACCGGCGGCTACTTCTGGGAGGTTGAAGACCTCGATGGCCGGTTCTACATCTGCCTGAATGTTGTCAGAAAGGAGGTTGCCTGATATGACGGTTCTGGACCACATGAAAGCCGCCGGGTATGACCCGAACGCGGCACGCAATGCGGATGATCTGCGGCGTATGGGAGCCGGTACGATGGAATGCGAGAGCATCCAGCTCCGCACGTTCCGCTGCCGCCCCTACCAGTACGAGGGCGAGATGTTGGCCGTAGAGGCCACCGCAATGGTTCCCTTTACGGATGGTACGCAGCGGCCCTACCCGGACGGATGGCCGAGCAGCATCAAGGCAAGCGCAATGGCTTTTTTCAGGATTAAGGAGGATGAGTGATATGGCAAAGCGGATGATGAAGCTCACCGTTGAGGAAGTCCGGGCGAACATCCCGTACGACCTCATCTGCATGGTTCGCTACGGCTGCACTTGGAGCAGCGGTCGCCGCCGCAGGGCATGGCTGGCCGACTTCAGCGAATCGGAGCGGGAGGCCGCAGGGCGGCTGTTCCGCATGGCTCACAACTGGACGGTCGGCCGGGGCGTTCCCGATACCGTGCAGATGAGCCGGAAGACGTTCCACCTGTGGCAGAAGCTCGGCGACTTCTGCGCGTCCATCTGAAAGGGGAAGCATCCGCATGGAGAACGACGCTACTAAAACCATTCTTCCATCGAAGGAAGCACTCAACGAGTTCTTGAAGGCACACAAGTACAAGTCTTTCCCGACTGCCGTTGAGGCGGCACGGAACGGCAAGAAACTTGTCTTCATCTTTCTCGACTGGGAATCTTATGGCGACCGCAGCTACTACTACTGCAAGGAAGATGATACCGTTTACTCCGACTACCTCAGTATCGGAGATTAAGGAGGAATTTGCTATGACCGTTGAGTATCGCACCATCCGTGACGCTGCTGAAGCGTGGGTCCGCGAAATGAATGCCGTCCCACAGGGGATGATTGAGAAGCTGATGGGCATGAACACCGATGACTGGACCGAAATCACCAAGCCTGCTGCCGGTGACACCGTATACGTTTATGATCTGCCCGATGAGGTTGACAGCCTTGAGCATTGCGGCACCATCAAGAGCTATAACGAGGAGAGCGACCTGTACTGCATCGAGCTGTATGATGGCAAGCTCGTTTCCGCCGAGGAAGATGACTTTGATGTTGAACGAGACGGCGTTCTTCCGATGTGGGGAACGATGTGGTCGTTTGGCGACAACATTGATGATTGGTGGCTTGAGGAAAATGGCGGTCTTCGAGCCATGTCTGACTGCGGCTTCCGCGTCTATCAGTCTGACGAGTTCGGCTACTTCTTCGGCATTGACGGTGCCGGTTACGATTTTTACGAATCGCACTGGGAACCGCTCTACAAGGCTCGCGGTCTCCAGTGGCATGACCCGATGGCCGAGGAGGAACGCCAGATGCTCCACAAGGGCTATACCAAGCGGTCGCTCGGCAACAAGTGGGTCTGGTGTGACAAGAACGGCGCGGCGGTCAAGGAGGTGGGCTTCAGTGTACAAAATCAGAGGTAAATATCCCGGCCAGCCGTGGGAGGACATCGACGAGTTCGACACCCGGCCCGAAGCTCTGAAGATGCTTGCCGAGTACCGCATGGCCTATGGGCCGGGCTGGCGGTTCACCATCAAAAAGGCGGTGGCAAAATGAGCAGATATGAGCAGCTTTCCATGTTCACCATGAACGTAGACCCGGTTACTGCCACCTGTTGCATGGATGGTTGCCCGGCTCGGGCCAGCCCGGTGGAGCCGTGGATGGCAGCGCTCATCCCCACTGGAGAGTATGTGGTGCAGGTTGCTGGGCATCCGCTGGTTCTGCGGCCCATGCCTGGCAGACAGGCCGACATCCAGCGCGGGCATGAATACTACCACTACATGATCGGCGGGCGGCTTTATGCCGGCACATTCGTTGGGAGGGATGCACGATGATGGACAAGATCGTGGTCACAGCGGCGGACATCGAAAAGCTCCTTGCATGGCGGGATGAGCACAACGATCTGGTTCGTTCGATGCCGGTTCCCCTGCGAGAAGTGGAAATCCAGATTGTCGAGAGCGGCATCTCCATCAAGTGCTTCCGCTCTGACAAGAAGCTGAAGCTCTACCTCGACAGCCCGGCCCGGAAGCTCGGCCACGTTGTCTTCGCTCCGCTGGGCAACGGCTTGTGGAAGAAGAAAGTGAGTACGCTCCCTGCGGACTGCAACCCCGCCGAAACTGAACAGGGCGCTTTGACCGTGTATGGCTCCCTGATGGCGCTGATGACGTATGGAGCGGGCAGCATCCGTGGTGGCGTGGCTACCACAACCTCGAAGGCTCCTGCTGAACGTAAAAGCTCCACAAAGCCGAATACGGCAAGCACCACATACATCATTCACTCGGCCGGAAAACAGCTTACAGTGGTTCCTAGAGGCCACCATGCAAGCCCGGCCTGCTCCTTTACCGTGAGAGGCCACTTCCGCCACTACAAGAGCGGAAAGACGGTCTGGATTGCAGAGTACCGCAAGGGGACTGGCCGCAGCCGGGGAAAGACCTACAAGATTGGAGGTGATCTGGATGACCGAGAAGTCCGAATGGCAGTTCCTCGTTGATTACGTCAAGGATGACACGACAGACTTTCGCAACGCCGTCTGTCGCAGTCAGCTCATGGCCCTGTGGACTGCGTACTGTATGCACAACGACCTGTGCGTTGATACGAAGATGTACGATGCAACGCTTTTTGATTTGTGGCTTGCCGTTTCACTTGAGCGGCGGCGTGCCTTGCAAATCTTCCGCTTCAGCGAGTTCGATAGTTGGATGAGCCAGTGGCTCGTATAAGAATGGAGGAAAGACAAATGGACAAGGACAGCATTCGATTGGTCAACATCGTTCCGGTCGTCAATGGCTGGAAAACTGCTGCGCTGGAGAACAAAAGGGAGGCCCAAAAGTTGATGACCAGCGGGAACATTCCGGACTATAACGCTGGGCTGGTCAAGAGCGCAGCGGCCGACCTCGTTGCGGGAATGGCTGGGGACCTACTGGAGGCCCCCGCTGTTGACTTGGTAAGCATACGGCCTGTGGGACATTGGGTTCGGTGCGAAGATAGATACGATGAAGCGTGGAATTGTTCTGTCTGCGGAAAGACTGTAGGACCGGTTATAGTTCTGTGCTCAAAATACTGCCTTAATTGTGGCGCAAAGATGGAGGACCGCAATGCCTGAAATCAAGATTTTCGATGCCCTGCCTGAAGAAGAAATCCTCGCCCAGATGGCGGAAGAATGCGTGGAAGCGTCCAAGGCGGCTCTGAAGCTCCGCCGGGTGCGCAGCGGCGTGAACCCCACGCCGGTGTCCGAGAAGGACGCCTTCGAGAATCTGGTCGAGGAGCTGGCCGATGTTTACCTTTGCAGCATCGTCTTCTTCGGCGGTGAGCTGGCTGACAACGACCCCTGCAATATGTGTGATGCGGTCGGCGACCGGATGGTCGAGATCATGGAGCAGAAGCTCGCACGTTGGAAATACAGATTGGCTTCAAGAGAGGAGGCTAAGAACAATGTCTGATGAAATCTGCATTTGGTTTGGCGAAGACGGTAAAGCCCATGCGTACAACAGCGAGTTCGATGTGACCATCCACTGTGAGAATGAGCAGGAGATGAACGAGGCCGTTGATCTGCTCAATCTGGCGAACCGTCTGCATTGGAGGAAGACCGATGTGACTCCTCCTACCGAGGAAGATGCCGATGAGTGCGGAAAAGTTCTCGCCGTAGAGAAGTGCGGTGCCTTTGAAGGTGCGGCCGAAACGTGGGACTTTGATACGGTCGCACAATTCCCTGACCAATACCCCCTTTGGATGCCGATGCCCAAGTTGCCGGAGGTGGAGAAATGAAAAAGGCCGTTCTCATCAGCATTAGACCAGAATGGTGCAAAAAAATCATCACAAAGGAAAAGACGGTAGAAATCCGTAAGACGATGCCATCTGTAATATCAGAGCCCTTCAAGTGCTACATCTATTGCACAAATGGTGCGCCTCTTTTCTACTGGAAAGCCGCAAACCGTATTCGTTTCGATTTGAGGCCGCACGATTCGCTCGACTGTAAAGCAAATGGGATGGTTGTAGGCGAGTTTACTTGCAACGGTATAGACTTTATCCAGCGGATGGGAATCGACAACAATTTTGATTATTGCTACCTGTCCCTCAATGAGTTTGGAAATGATGATATTGCCGTTTAG